GGCGGAAAGGCCGACCCAAGAAGAACTTGGAATGAATTGGACCCAAAGTCAAACGCTCCAACATATTATCCATACAACCATGTTCACGAAAGTGAGTGTGGTCATATACATGAGATAGATGATACGCCTGGTGGTGAAAGATTATTACAACAACATATATCTGGAACATTCACCGAGATACATCCCACAGGAGATAAGGTTGTAAAGGTTGTTGGTGAGAGCTATGAGATTGTAATTAAGGACAAAAGTATACTCATAGAAGGTGACCTTAATGTAACTGTTAATGGCAACAAGAACGAACTTATCAAAGGTGATTATGTTCTAGAGGTCGAAGGTGATATGTTCAGTAAAATTCACAAGAACCAAAGAACAAAGGTCGGTGCCAGAGGTGAGGAAAAAGGTGGTGGCAATCGGGAAGAGGAGATTATCGGAAGTCATGCATTTGATATAAGACAGGCAGTCAAAGGTAGAGTTGGCAGTGTGAAGGAAGGTGAAAGAGATTTTGATATCAGTATTGGCGGAAATGAAACGAGAGTGGTTAACGGTAACTTTAATTTAAATGTTATTAAAGACTATACATTAGAAAGCGAAGCTGACATCTTATTGCAAGCTGAAGATAACATGTCACTAAAAACGGCTAGTTCAAAAACAGGTGTTGTGGCGATTGCTGCCGCTAGTAGACTAAATATGCAGTCAAAAACAAGCACTTTATTAAAAACTGGAACTACATTTACACTAACGGTTGGCACTGCATGGACTAGCACTACAGGTTCCGCTGGTAGCCCAAGAACTTGGGACCATGAATCTCTAGGCAATATTACAATTGTTGGTGGTCCGAGGATTGACTTGAACCCGTCAGATGAAGAATAGGATTATAATATGGCACATGCGTTTACCATAATTACTACATCTAATGAAACGGTGGTGTATACTGACTACGATGCGATTGACTTGACTACCTTGAAGAATGTTATCAGCTTCAAACCAGATTTGGGTACACTGGTAGATGGAAATGAGATATTGTTAGAAACAGCAACTATTGATGCCACTGCGACGACTAAAGTTATGTTAGAGGATACTACTTCTGTTACTGATACGAATGGAGTAACCTATGCTGTTCCTACTGAGGATAGTTTATTGTTAGAGGATGGTGATAAAGTTATATACGAAGCAGTAGAAACATTTGCTTTGGGTAAAGTTATTCCAGAGGATTGGGCAACTGGATTAGAAAATCATCTTGTCCTTGAAACCGCAAGTGATACTAATATTGATAATCACTTCCATCCTCCTGTTGGTGAGCATCATGCAGATGGAGATGGACACACTGAAGAAGAACACAGAGAATTATCATTATGGGAAAATAAGTTGAAACTTCTAATGGTAAGAGAAAGACTAAACAACTCAAGTTAAGGAGAACGATATGCCTGCAATTTGTAGGGGAGACATGAAAGATGTGGATATAATTAATTGCGAAGTGCCCCACCGACTAGAGAGAAGTCCAGATGTATTTGTAAACAGCATAGGTATTAGTAGACAAGGTGATAAAAATCATCCTCATAAGGCCGTTCCCAAGCGTTGTGCAATACATCAAGCTGCGATTACCACGGGATCAACGACAGTTTTTATTAATAGTAAGGGTTGTGGAAGGATAGGTGATGATGTCGGACCCCAATGCACGACTGTCGCATCTGGAAGTCCAAACACCTTTGCGGGCCCGTAGGAGAATTCAATGGTTGCTTCTTTCATAAATGATATTGGCGCAAGCAAAGAGTTTAATGCCGTTGCTAGTAAATTTGAGCAAATCAAAAAGCTGGTGCAAGATGGCAAAGAAGACGATATTTCCGCTTTTATAGCTAAAGTAGAGCCGGAACTAAAAGATATTGAATCAAAAATTAAAGCATTCTTGAATGAGTTATCAGATGTTGCTGACATAAGTTTTATATCGGAGTTAACAAATTTTCTTGGGTTGCCAGCTGGCAGTCAAGCTAGCCTAAATGCTTTATCATCATTAACATCACAGTTTGGTAGTGGACTATCTGGTGCTGGTCAGGATTTAAATTCTTTAGTATCATTAGCAAGAGCCGCATTCAGTGGTGATGTAAATTCTTTGATTGGAGTAATACCCAATTTTGTTAAAGGTCCAGACGGTGCAGTAAAGGCAAAACCCGACAACTCTGGAATGCCAGAAAAAAACCCCGAAGCTGAAGATGCTTCAACCCTTTCAACTCCATCAGCGCAAATAGCTCTAGTAAATAATGTAATTGCAAACGCACTCACATTAGCTGCTATAGAAGTCACGAAAAATCTTCCAACTACAACTCTCTCATCTGAAAGTGGTGATTTATCTTCTGCAGCCAGAAAAGAATTTGATAAACAAACCGCATTGAATGAGGCAATTAATGTTAAAAATAAAATTGCACCATCACCCCAAGTGCAAAAGATGATTAATGCGATTTCCACTAATTCAACTCTACCGCCAAAGGCTCCATTAATATCTCCAGATGAAATTCTAGAGCAACTTAAATCTTTTCAAGAAAGGGTTACAGTTGCCCATACGAATATTACTTCCTCTTTTACAAGAACTTCTACTCTTTTTGTAAAATCAACAAGAGATTTTCCTTATAATATACTTGCAAATGAAAAGGTGATTGTTAGAAATGATAAAAAGAAATATAGTCTTGAAGGAAAAACCTTAGGCCTAGAGAGCAAAAGCCCATCCTCCTCAAAAAAATTTCTGACCAGCAGAATACGCTCAATAATACCCTCCAAAAAATTTGCTAATAATGCAATTAGGAATGCTATTCAATTTCATTCTCGGGCACAGACGGAAAGCAGTAAACAAGCTTTAATTGGTGGTGTTGAAAATAGGGTAGTGGAGTTTGAGAAATTATCAGCATCCTTTGTTGAAGTATCAGACAAGATGTTTGATGAGTTGGAAAAAACATACGCTATTGACAGTCAATAGATATTTTATAAACGATTAACAAAAGAACTATTAAGAGCAATAATAATAATGATAATAAAAAAATTAGTTACACTAAACATATTATATTGGATGCCTGATTACGAGAATGTTTTGCAGCAGTTTACTTGGCAGACAAAGGACATAGTTCCAGAGTATCCAAGAGTTCATAAATTTTTAAACTATTGGCACGAAGAGATTGATGCGGTGATAGCTGAAGTTCAAATCGCACACAGTGACAATAATCAATACAGACCAATCATAGAGGAGTTTCGTTATGGCAAGAGGTAATAATTCAAGTGGTAAAAATTATACATCAAAGGGTGACCGCAAAAGCGTTTCTAATGGAAAGCAGAGGCCAAGTGATGTGTCGAGTCTAGAAACAGCAGGCAACAAGATGAAAGCATTCAAGAAAGGTAGGAAGGTCTGGCTCACAATTTCAAATCCAAATACCAAAGAGACAAACAAAAAGTTTATAAAAGTTAATGCTTCAGAGTTCTGGACTAAAACATCTCCATATATGATGGGAAAGAGTCCCAACTAACCTTATAAATAAATCAAGGAGTCACCTATGTCAGCATACACAGACGCACAAGCACAAAATGATATCTCACGCAATGTGCGTCAGTATCGTGACATTGACCTTTTCTTTGGTAGAAAGCCAATCAGTAAAGATGTTAATGTTATAACAGATGTTGCTAATATAAAAAGAGCAGTTAGAAATTTGGTGCTGACAAACATATACGAGAAACCTTTTCACCCAGAGATACATTCTGGGGTTAGAGATATGTTGTTTGAAAATATGACTCCATTAACATCCATAGTTTTAGCTAAAAAGGTAGAAGAGGTAATTGAAAATTTTGAACCAAGAGTTAGGTTGATGAGTGTATCAGCAAGACCTGATTTAGATCGTAATGAATATGAAATGACAATTGAATTCTTTATTGAGAATTTTCCCACACAACTTATTACAGTAGATGTATTTCTAGAGAGATTACGATAATGGCAATAAATGATAAAAGACTGATCGTTTCAGATTTTGATTTCGATGATGTAAAATCAAATTTAAAACTTTTTTTAGAAGCTCAAAATGAATTTACTGATTATGATTTTGAAGGCTCTGGTTTGAGTGTCCTTCTGGACATTTTAGCATACAATACTCACTATCTTGGTTTTAATATGAATATGCTTGCAAACGAGATGTTTCTTGATAGTGCGGCTCTTCGCTCAAGTGTCGTATCTCATGCAAAAACTTTAGGGTATGAAACTGCATCAGTTAGGGCTGCAAAAGCAGAGATAGATGTTACATTATTTGATTCTGTTAAAACCACTGGAACAATATCAGCAGGAACAGTTTTTACCACAACAGTTGATGAAACAGATTTTCAGTTTGTTACGATAACTGATCATGTAGAATCAAGCAGTGGCAGTCAAATAAATTTTACAAGCATTCCAATCTATGAAGGAACATTTGTTACAACAAGAATTACGGTTGATAAGACAGATGTTGAACAAAGATTTGCTATTCCAGACAATAGAGTCGATACAAACACTTTGATTGTAACTGTTCAAAATTCTACCTCTGATACTACCTCAACAACCTATACGAAAACAACTGACATCTCACAAGTCTCTTCAACAAGTGCAAACTATTTTATTCAAGAAGTTGAGAATGGTAAGCATGAAATATACTTTGGCGATGGTGTTGTAGGCAAAGCGTTATCGACAGGAAATGTTGTCATAATGACATATGTTGTGACAAATAGTCTTGCGGCAAATACTGCTGCGATCTTTTCAAATGCAGCCGCAATTGATACTGTTGTTGATGTTTCAGTTGCAACGGTAGCTCCAGCCGGTGGTGGTGCAGCAGCAGAGACTATTCAATCAATTAAACTAAACGCTCCTCTAGATTTTGCTTCTCAGGGGAGATGCGTTACTGCGGAGGACTATAAAACCTTTATTAAACGATTCTTTCCAAACACGCAAGCTGTCTCTATCTTTGGTGGAGAGAATGGTTCTTTTGATGATACGCTTGGTGTTGTTAGTACACCAGAATATGGAAAGGTTTTTATATCGATTAAATCAACAACAGGAAATAATCTCACCGATTTAGAAAAAAGAAATCTCGTAAATGACCTTGCTCCATTCACCGTGGCTTCAATCACTCCGACAATCGTTGACCCAGAAACACTCTTTCTTATATTGGATATAAACGCACAATTTAATTCCTCTCTTACAAATGAGTCTCCAACCTCAATAGCAACATTGATTAATGATACGATTGTTGATTTTAACGCAACCGATTTACAACAATTCAATAGTGTTTTTAGACACTCTAAAGTTGTAGGATTAATTGATGATACTGACAAATCAATAACAGGTAATATAACGAGAATTACTATGGGTAAGTTTTTTACTCCTACCTTATTGAGTTCGATTGGTTATACGGTTAATTTTAATAACGCATTTTTTCATCCTCATGCTGGCCACAACGGTGCAAATGGTGGCGTCCTTGCTTCAACTGGATTTAAAGTGAGTGGTGATACTGTCAATGAACAATTTTTTGATGATGATGGAAATGGCAATCTTAGAGTTTTTTATCTTTTGTCAGGAGTTAGGACATATATTGATACGACTGCGGGAACAGTTAATTATGAAACCGGCGAAATAAAAATCAATCCGATTAATATAACATCAATATCAGATGTTGACGGTACATCTTCAGAACAGATAAGAATTACTACAACACCAGACTCGCAAGACATTATTCCTGTGAGAAATCAAATCATAGAATTAGATTTAGTCAATACAACAATATCAGTGTTACAAGATACTATTGATACATCAAGTTCTGGCACAGGCACTACAACAACTGGAACTCCGATAAGTGGGGCTTCCTCAAGTTCTGCAATATCGAGTTACTAAAATGGCACCATTTGATAATCCGCCTTCATCTACACTATTGACGAAAATTTCGCCATTAGTCGATGGTCAATTACCTGATTATGCCAGAGATGACCATCCGATATTTTCAAAGTTTCTTCAATACTATTATGAGTATCTAGAAGCTGGCGAGTTAACAGTAAAATCTCAAATTGACAATGTTCTTCTTGAGGTGGAAACAACATCATACCTTTTAGACCAAGATGGTAACCAAATTGTATATGAAGACTCTGATGGTAAATTTACTGTTGGTGAAACCATAACTGGTCAAACATCAAAAGCAACTTCGACAATCCTAATAGATGATTTGCGTAATGGCAGAATGTTCATTTCTGCACAACAGCAATTTATTACAGGCGAAACTATTGTTGGTGCAACCTCTGCTGCTGAAGGAACCATTACAAGATATAGAGGTAATCCTGTACAGAACATTCAGCAACTTTTAGACTATGCTGATGTTGATGGAACAATTCATGATTTCCTAGACCAGTTAAGTGTTTCTTTTATGAATGCTATTCCAAAGAATTTGGCAAGTGGTATTGATAAGAGAAACCTTATCAAAAATATTCGTGAACTTTACAGGACAAAAGGAACCAGTGAGAGTTTCAAACTTTTCATTCGGATATTACTAAACCTAGATTCTGAAATTGTTTATCCCAGAAAATTTATGATGAGAGCCTCTGATGGTGAGTGGAGCAGAAGTGAGATAATTAGAGTTGCTCCTCTATTATCTGCTGTAGGAAGTGAATTAGTCAGTCAAGAAATAACTGGTCTAATCTCTGGTGCTACAGCAATAGTTGAGAGTGTAACTGATTTAACTCAAGGTGGTTTGAATGTAACAGAATTTAAAATTGCATACCGTAATGGTGATTTTATATCTGGTGAAACAGTAAGAGGCACATCATCCACAAGAGATGTTTTACAAGACTTCACTATTTACAATATGGTGGTTGATACATCAATAACAGATCGTGGCATTTTGTATTCAAAGGATGAAGAGGTAATAATTAATAGCGATTATGGAAATGCATCTGCAACTGCTGAAATAATAAGTGTTAAGACAGGTTCAGTTAGTGGTGTGGTTGTTGATGATGTTGGTGCTGGTTACAAAGTTGGTGACCCTTTAGTTTTTGCAAGTTCAGAGTCAGATATTTCTCTACCAACCGGATTTGTTTCAGTTGTAGATGGTTCAATAATTTTAGATGGAACAGATGGTAGTTCAACTGATGCTGGTGATTTTCTTATTTATGAAGAAGCAACCACTGAGCATTTAGAGACATTTGAATTTGCTTTGGAGTCTGGATTGAATGATGAGGCCACTGCTATTACAAATGGTTCAGTATCCAATACAAATATCATAATCTTAGATAATAATGTTGGGACTATCATTAAAGGCATGACTGTGTATGGAGCCGGTCTTAATGAGGGTATAACTGTAACGACAGTTACATCTCAAAATAATATTACACTTAGTAAGACGCTCATACTTGCTGATAATACACCCCTTAGATTTGTTGATCCAGCTGGTATTTTACGACTAGAAACTGGAACTGCAACTGCCACAGATTTAGGTCACAGCATCATAAGTGAATTTTTGCCCAACCCTGTTCGTGACACATACAGCACTGGCGCTGATCAGATGGTTCTTGAGGATGCCACAGTTGACTTGGGAGAGATTAAAAGAATTCAACTTACGAATAAGGGAAATGGGTTTACTAAACTTCCAACTATTACTATTGACCCAGCAAGAGGGACAAAGGTATTAGACACACAAGGTAACTATGATGACCCATCTGATGCTGCATTGATTGCAATCACAACTGATATCGGAGCAATAGATGAGATAAGGGTAACAGATGGTGGCGCAAATTATGCAACCACAGATAATCCTGATGTTGAACCTAGAGCTAATTTCATATTAAAGGATGTAAGTGGAACATTTGTTGCCGATGAATCTTTGACCACACATACTGGTGTGGTTAAAGCTTTTGATGATAACACACAGGTTTTACAGACAACCATTGAGGATGTAGTAAGAACAACCTTGGAAACCACTGATGCTCTTCCGATAGGACTAGAGGATGGTATTGCATCACAAGAGGATTATTTAACTTTATCTGGTGGTGGGACCGATGATGGTTTCTATAATGAGGGACTCCCAGAGACAGGAATTCTTGATGAAGAAGATGGAGATATTATTGTACTGAATGCATCTGGTCTTGATGGTGATGCATTTATTGCACTTGAGGATGATACTGGTAGTATTCTTCGCACAGAGCCAAATACATTTATTGATAAAACTCTTATAACTCTTGAAGATGAAACTGGTGTTCTACTTAGAGAGGATGCAGAAGAGACAACTGAAAAAATTATTAGGAGACTTCCACAAGGTAGAAGGTCAGGAAGTGGTGATTTTGGTGTTTATGTTCGAGCATTAACTCACAAGGCAACTGCAACTGCACTTGTGAATGGCATAACTTCTACGGAGAATGTAACTCTTGATAATAATTCGGGAACAATAGATGAAGGAATGTTTGTTACTGGAACAGTCGCAACTGCTGCTGTATCAGGCGCAACTGTTAATAGTTATGACATTACAGTTATAGTTTCAAGTGGTACAATTCAAAAGGGACTATTGGTTGAGGGAACTGGAATTCCAGTTGGTACGATTGTTGCATCAGTGTCTACAACAGAAAAATTTACTTTAAACACACAAGTAAGTTTATCCAATACAACCGTGCTCACTTTCAAATTACCATCAGACTTGACAGTAAAAACTGTCACCTCTCAAACAAGTATTACTCTAAGCTCTGCTATCACTTTTGCAGATGATACCTCCTTATCATTTGAAAGCCCATCGACAAATGGACCATTTGTAAATGGTGAAGAAATTACTGGCGGCACTTCAGGCGCAACGGCACTAATTCTTGATGCAGCAGGAGACTTGAAGTTTATATCTAGTAACGATAAAGATTTCGTTGTCGGGGAAACTATTACAGGAGAGTCAAAAGTAGATAGTGGTGGAAACACAGTTAGTGCTCAATCTGTAATTCAAACACTAACGAATGAATTTGTCTCTTCACCGGATTCAATATGGACAAGCTTTATTATTGAAACAATAACAAATAAAAATGCCCCCATACTTGAAGATGCGTCTAGTGTTGTCGTTGAGAGCGACTTGTCGGAAGAGATTGTTTTAGAAACTGCTGGTCAATTTAGAAGTGTTATTACGATTTCTGGTCATGTTATTTTAGATGGAACTGATACTGATTCAACGGACGCTGGTGGATTTATTATTGGAGAACTTAATGGTGACACAATAGTTCTTGAGGATGAAGATGAGTCTTTCATTACTGGACTTGACCCTTTTAGAAGCACATTTGATCAATATTCAGATCAAAATGTGCAAATAATTTTAGACGGTGATTTTGATGACACTGGTAAAATTCTATTAGATGGAACAGACACCAATGGGTCAAATGCTGGTTCAGAAATAATAGATGAAAGTAGCAATGCCGATGGTGTCGCCTCCTTTGGAAATATTGAGTTAGAAGAAGGTGGATTATTATTAGGTGAGATTGCACCAGAGACAGGAGTTCTCGCACTAAATGGAACTGACTCTTCATCCACACATGCTGGAAGTAGTGTTATTCATGAAGTTACAGGAATAGATTTCTCTGCCGGAACTACAACAATCACAGCCTCTGGTGGATTTACAGGAACTATCGTTGGTGCAGACATTGCGAAAGTAACATCATCTGTTGATGCTGAGAGAACTGATATTTCTGGATATGGAAATGTTATTGAAAGCATTCTTGGTGAGGACTTGAACAGGTTACAGGATTCTTTCTTCTATCAACAATTTTCATATGAAGTTCAAACGGGCGCTGGTACAAATGAATATCTTAATGAGCTAAAGAAGGCCGTGCATCCAGCTGGATTTGCTGTATTTGGTAAAGTTAAAATTTCTACACCGATAGAAGAACCAATGACATTATCTGCACTGACAGATGCAATATCCATATCAGCATTTTCTGGTGACCCAGACTTCTTCAGATTTGTTCGTAGGTCATTGGGAACCATAGACTTGCAGTCTGGTGCTCAAGATGAAGTAATAGTTCTGGAGAGTTCAGCTAGTATCAGTGACACAGAAGAATTTTTCTTATTAGAAGATGGTGCATTACTTCTTCAAGAAACCTTTACCGCAAAACAATCTGAAAATGAATTTACAGTCCAGCTTGAAACAAATGAGGACAAATTAGGTATAAATGATAAACTGCTTACTGAGGATGATTTTCACATTACAGGATTTTCCAAAGAGACAGTCGTTGAGTCCAATAATTTAATTCTTGACGGAACACAAGATGGGCTTGCACTTCAAGACTCTAAAAATGCTGGTGGTGATATACTTGATGAATCTGGAAACCCAATAGATTTAGAAAATGAGCCAGTTACTTTCAATAGGTTTGTCTCTGAACGAATTGATAATCCAGTTGGTATAAATCATGACGCACTCATAAATGAGGATGGTGGATTTGTTTTATCAGAGAGATCAGGAAAGTCAGGCAGCATACAACCATACAGTAGATATCCTATAGACTTACCAACTGAGCATGTATCACTTCCGACAGGCAGTTCATTGGTAAAGGCCCAAACAAACTCCGATGTTTCCTTAGTTAGAAATGTTGGTATTACTCTACCTACAGAATCTTTCGGCAATACTGCAAACTCCTTTGGTTTGATAAGACTAGGTGAAAGACCGTTTGGCACGGAGAGAACAAGAGTTGAGACTGAATTGGGCACTATTTCTAGCACAATAATACTAGAGGATGAAGATGGAAATATTGTTTTTGATGCTACGGGAACTTCTTCTGAAGATGAAAACTTTAAAATTCTCACAGAATTTAGCACTAAGGATGCACAGGAAGCGCACCGTGTCGCTATCATTGAAGTTTCAGATATTTTAGGTAATGAGGGTGATCTTCTGATGGAGGACTCAGATAATAGTATTCCCATCAATCAGATAAGTAAAGTTCAACCTATAAACCTAAATGGTGTTATTGCTAATACCTTACTTCTGGATGGGACTGATACCTCTGCTACTGATAGAGGTGAACAAGTTCTTTTGGAGACAGGTGGTATAATATTGATTGAGGATGCTATTGCTGAAACTCATGTCAATTTAACATTCGGTCAAGTTAAATTAGAGGATGGTACATCTTCTGAAAATGTGGATGGCTTGTTATTAAGTGAAGATTCATATGTTGGGTCAACCATTGGAGATGTAATAAGAAGAGCGATATTTGATATTAGTAATGATCTTGGAGAGGAAGACCCACACAATACCACAGAGTCTTCAGAAACAACAGGCATATTGTTAGAGGAAGCCGAGCAAGGGTTCTTTAAACAAGAAGATGAAAGTACAGTTGCAACAACTTACGGCGATGATATCTTGTTAGAGATTGCAACTACATTTGGAGTAAATAACAAATTAACTTTAGAAAATACCAGAATTGAAGTTGAAGATGAGACAGATAAAGTTGGAGTTATTCCACATCAAAATTATTTGAACTCAACCTTTGATAATATTTCGTATAGTTCGGATATCTATATAGATATAGGAATGAATATACCATTAGAGGATGGTACTGACAATTCTGGCGGTGGTAATATAGTATTTGATGGTACAGATGGTTCATCAACTGATGCTGGAAGCACTATTCTTCATGAGGATGGAACTAGAGCAAGCATACTGATAGATTCTGCATTTACCATATAATTATTGTTATAAATATAAATAACCAGAGAATATATAGGAACTGAAAATGGTAGCAATCATCACAGAAAAATTTAAACTACACAATGCCTCACAGTTCACAGAATCTTTTAGTGAATCTGCGGCTTCAACTTACTACATGTTTATTGGTAAGTCAACAGAATTTAATAGCACTAATGATGGAACTGGAGCAAGTGACACTACACCACCAACCCCTTTGGATAGTGTATCTGATGAATTTTATTTTTGGGATCAGATGATAGCTGCTAAAAAGATTGCATCTTCGGATGTAGTTAATTGTGTTCCTAGAAGAGATTGGTCTAATAGCACCACCTTTGATATGTATAGAGATAATTATAGCTCTGTGAACACTACAGACTCCGGTGCTTCCACACTTTACAACTCAACATTTTATTTTAGAACATCTGCGAATAGAGTTTATAAGGTCATCAGTAATATTCCAGTTGGCGCAAATACCTCTGCTGCGGCATTCAGTGGGTCAGAACCCAGTACAGAAGGAACATCACTATTCACCGTGGGTGGTTATGTTCTCAAGTACATGTACACAATTTCTGCCTCCAATGCAACTAAATTCTTAACAACTGATTTTATGCCTGTTGCAACTGATAGCACAGTAAGTGCAGCTGCAACTGATGGCGCAGTTGAGTCTTTACGAGTGACAAATGTGGGTAGTGGATTGACAGATGGAACTTACTATGCAGCAATCTATGGTGACGGTTCTAATGCGGGAACTTCCTCTGGCGCTATCGCAAGGATTGTGATTTCCAGTAATCAGATACAAGCATTTGGAACAGTTGCATCAACAACATCTGGTGTGCATACTGCTGGTTCTGGTTACACATTTGGAACGATTAATTTAGCCGCAGGATTTACCTTCTCTGACGCTACACTTTCAACAGCAGCTGCTATTGGTGGTTCTGGTAGTGCAATAGATGTTATCATATCACCTAAAGGTGGCCACGGTTCTGATGCAGTGAAAGAGTTGGGTGCTCATTATGCAATGATTAACACAACATTTTCTGGCGCAGAATCAGATGATATTTTAGCGGGGAATGATTTCAGAAATGTTGGCATTGTTGTAGACCCAACTAATTTTGGAAGTTCTACCGTTGCAACGGCATCTACTGCTAGACAGGCATATGCATTAAAGTTCGCATCAGTTTCGGGAACATTTACTCCTGATGAAAAAATCACTCAAGCATCCACAGGTGCAGTTGGAAAAGTTGTTGAATATGATAGTTCTAATCTAATACTTTATTATCAGCAAGAACGACACGCTGATTTTGGAACGGGTGCCAATTCTACCACTGGTAGTTATGTTGCATTCAGTGGAGCTAACGCTGTAACGGGTGCTACATCTTCAGCAGCGGCAACTCCAGATGCGACAGCAGACAGTGCTGTCACCCTAACTAATTCTAGCACTATCACTTTTACAGATGGATATGCAAATCCAGAACTAGCATATGATAGTGGAGACATTATATATAAAGAGAACAGAAGACCTATCTCTAGAGCTACAGATCAAACTGAAGACATAAAAATTATAGTGGAATTTTAATATGCCAGAACAAAAAAACCTTAATGTTGCACCATACTTTGATGATTTCGATGAAGAAGATAATTTTGTAAGGACTTTATTTAGACCAGGCTTTGCAATACAAGCAAGGGAGCTAACTCAATTACAGTCTGCTTTACAGAATCAAATTGAACGCCATGGTAATCACATATTTGAAGACGGTGCAATGGTCATACCTGGCCAGATCAGTGTTATTAGACTCGCAACTTTAAAGTTAGCATCAACCTTTTCTGGTGAGACTGTTGATCCTTCTCAATACTTTAACGCTGACACTCCAATATTAATCACTGGTGCCACCACTGGTGTCACTGCAAAGGTTACTGGTTTTACAGCAGCAACTGCTACTGAACAACCATTACTTCATATTGCGTATGAATCAGCAGGAACAGATTTTGAAACATTTTCATTTGCAGACGGTGAAAATATATCAGCAAATGCAGGTATAACTCATACAACATCTTATGCTACAGATGCCGCATCTGCCACAACCTTTACCTCTGCATTCGGTGCAACCGCAACTATTGGAGAACTGAAAAGCGCAGCTGGTGAAGCTTCTAGGATTGGACTGGCAGTAAAAATTGAATCTGGTGTTTACTATGTTAGAGGACACTTTGTTCAGAATGAAGAAGAAACATTAATTCTTGACCCCTATTCTGTTGTTCCAAGTTTTTTGGTTGGGTTTAATGTTACAGAGAGTTTAGTCACCCCAGAAGAAGATAGCACACTATTAGATAATTCTACTGGTTCAACAAACTTTGCAGCAAAAGGTGCTCATAGACTTAAAATTTCTATATCACTTACTAAGCTGCCTCGTGGAACTGTCACAGATGAAAATTTTATTCAGTTGATGGATGTTAGGAATGGTCTTATTCGGGGTATATCTGAACGAACTGAATATGCAGAGTTAGAGAGAACTTTTGCAAGAAGAACTTTTGATGAGTCAGGTGATTACACTGTTAAACCATTTGAGTTTGAGATGTTTGAAAGTGTGACAATTAATGAGAACATAGGAAGATTTTCTCCTGATTTTCTGACAGAAGATGGTGGAAGGGCTGCAACAGATTTACTTGCTGTAAAGGTTTCTACTGGTAGAGCATATCTCAAGGGTAGGATAGTTGATTTATTCTCTCCTAGAATTAAAGATGTTAAGAAAGCTAGAGACTTTAACACTATTAATGCTGGCATCACAACAGCCGAGTTAGGAAACTTTGTTAATGTAAGAAATATTTACGGAAGCCCAGATGTCACAGAAATTAGTGGCGAGTCTACACATTTTAAACGAATTGATTTATTTGACGCTGAAACAGAGACAAGAGGAAGTTCTAGTGGAACTAAGATTGGTGTTGCTCGGGCAAGAGGTTTAGAGTATAGCACAGGAACGGTTGGTGCTTCATCAACAAATACTGATTCTGTTTATAAACTATTCTTGTTTGATGTCAAAATGTTCACTGAACTTACTTTGAGTGGAACACCTAGTCCAACTCTTATCGCAACACATACGAATGGTGGAACACAAGTTAAGGGTGCCACATCTGGTGCTACTGGATTTGTGTTTGCTTCTGGTACAAGTGGAACCACCGTTCTATTAACTTCCGTTGCAGGGACATTTCAAAGTGGAGAAAAAATAACTACATCTGATTCATCTGAGACTGATGATATTGTGGAAGACAGTTCTAACGCTGATTTAACAATAACAAAAGTTGATACACGATCCTTTAGTAATGTCAAGCAAGCCTTTATGGACGATGCTGACTCAGGTCAAGATTTCACAGCAGACATTGTTACAGAGACAGATCAACAGTTGGAAGTGGTTCTTCTAGAGGAAAGTGCATCTAGAAATGATGGTGTCATTATAACAGAGGATGGTTCAGCTAATCTTAGTGGTAACGATGATGTTGCTATTGAAAGAAAATTTGTTGCAAAACTTAAACAACCAGAAAAAAATCTTCTGGTTTACAAAGCACCAAAGAAAGTTATCAAAACTCATTTGACAACAACAAATGCCGGATTGTCTGATACACAATATACAGTCCGTAAACAATTCATTGGGACCACTGTTGGTAATGCAGTTACATTCAATGCTGGTGCGGGTGAAACTTTTGCTGCACACGCTGAGAAGGATTACACCCTTTCAGTTCTTACTGCTGGTGGTGGTGCATCACAGGGTGATGTTGTTTCAGTGGCTTCAACCATCTCTGGGACAGGTACATCAGCTATTACGATTACTGATGCAACTAATTTACAAACTGGAACAAAGGTAAAGTTAATCGCAACCATCCTTAGAACAAGTGTTAACCAGAAGAATAAAACTGTTCAGCTTATGAAAAAGTTGAAAGTCAATTCCGGTGATACTGATGCATTTGGAACCCGCCCCACAGACAGAACAATATCATTAGGTAGGGCTGATGCATTCAAACTTGTTGCGGTTCTAGATTCGGAAGAGTCTAGTACGGATGTAACTGTTCCATCATTGACACTTGGAACTATCACTGGAACATTTACTAGAGGTGAGAGAATTATCGGCTCCTCAAGTGGTGCTGAAGGTAGAATTATTGATATCTCAAGTCCGATGGAATATGTTCTGACAAGTCAAAGCGATTTTACCACATCTGATACAATTACGGGACAATCATCTGGAGCATCTGCAAGTGTGACGGCAGTTACAGCTGGAAGTATAAACATAACAAACAACTTTGTTTTTGATACTGGTCAAAGAGATAACTTCTACGATATCGCAAGAATTGTTAGAAAACAAAATGTATCTGCTCCAACTGGCAGATTAGTGGTTATATATGATTATTTTGAGCACGGCACTGGTGATGTATTTACTGTTGACTCATATACTGACATTGCTGACCAAATGACATTTGAAGATATTCCAACATATAGCGCAACAAAAGTTGATCCAGACGCTCCGGCACCAACTGGTGAATTTCCCCTGACAGATTGTTATGACTTTAGACCAAGAGTCGAAGACATTGCTGGAACATCAGCAACACTTACAACTACAGATGAAGTCACTGGACACTCATTTGACTTTTTCTCAAGACAGTATGATGGAACAGGTGCATCAATTTCAAATTTGCCCAAACCAGATTCTTTTGTTCAAAGTGACTTTGAATTTTTCTTACCTAAATTTGTTATTATAGAATTAACTGCGGAAGGTAGACTTATAGTTAAAGAAGGAGTTGGTTCTGAGTTTCCTGTCCCACCACAAGCCAGCGATCAGAATATGCTTTTGGCAACTTTGTTCCTACCAGCATTTACATTTTCTCCTAATGATGTCGAACTTAAAAGGGAAAGACATCAAAGATTTACTATGAAAGATATTGGTAAGTTAGAAAGAAGATTGCAACATGTAGAATATTACACCTCTCTTAATCTATTAGAGCGTTCTGCTAAAGACTTAGAGGTTACAGATGCAGCTGGACTAAATCGTTTTAAATCTGGATTTGTTGTGGATAATTTTGCTGGTCATAGAACTGGTGATGTTGCCAATGTTGATTACAAATGTTCAATTGATCCAGAGAATAATGAGTTAAGACCAAAACATAAGATGCAAAATATTGGGTTATCAGAGCAGAATACAACTGATACACAAAGAGCATCCTCTGGATATCAAAAGACAGGCAGTGTTGTTACTCTACCTTATACTGAAGAAGTTTTGACTGAACAGTTAGTTGCAACAAGGGTTGAAAGGATTACACCACTTTTACTTTCCACTTGGCAAGGAACTATTGTACTTGAACCTTTTGGAGACGATTGGTTTGAAACTGAAATTAGACCAACAATAATTATTAGTGTTGCACATGATTTTGATTTTGCAGCTGCAATTCCTGATAATGTTTTAGGTTCAATGTGGAATTCTTGGCAGTCTCAGTGGGCTGGTGTTGTCGAAGTTAATGAAGTTCCTCCCGACGATCAAGGTAATCAAAATAGGTTTTCTCGTTCAATTGAAGTTGCAAGAAATGAGGGGGAATCACCAATATCAACGGGCATTGCTAATATGGAAAGAACCAGTAATGGTGCAAGAGTGATTACCAAAGGTGTTAGACCTTTCGTAAGGGCCCAACAAATTAAATTTATTGGTGATGGGTTTAGACCTAACACAAGATTATACACATTCTTTGATAAAACAGATGTAAGTAATTTTGTGTCTATGACAAATGAGTTTACAAGTGAAGCTGCTGGTGAAGGATTAACCACTGCGCCACCAGGCAGTTCACTCATTACAACTGCTGCTGGCCATGTTGAAGGTTTCTTGGATATTCCTGACCCGACTATACCAGGCAATCTAAGGTTTGCAACTGGAGAAATTGAATTTAGATTAACCTCTAGCAATACAGATGTTAGGACAACTGACCCAGCAACATCTGCAAATGCATATTATGAGGCTAAAGGTATGTTTGAACAACAACAAGACATTGAATTTCAATTAAGACCACCTCCGCCACCGCCACCTCAAAATAGGAGAACACCGCAAGCAAGTCGTTTCGATGATCAGGTCCGCTTCGATTGTTCCCATATTTTTGAAGAAGCACAAGCCCAGGATGATGACGAGAGTGCTGTCTTTGCTCTTGTCGCTGCGATTGGTGATAGTGAGTTTGACAAGGAGCTTGGAGATTGCCTTAGATCAATTGAAAGAATAGACGAGATTATTAATTGTGATCCACTAGCAATGACCTTTACCGTGGAATACTCTCAGACGCAACCTTTAGAACATGACCCCAATCAGGATGATGTGTCGGGTGGTTGTTTCTTAACATCAGCAGACATTTTCTTCTCTGCTAAAGATGAAAATGTTCCAGTGGGATTAGAGATTAGGTCTACTGAAAATGGATATCCAACCGCAGATGTGTTGCCTTTTTCAAGGGTGATTAAACAAGCTGCTGATATCATTCCTGATATTACAGCGGAGACTCCAACCACATTTACATTTCCGTCTCCAGTTTATGTTAGACAAGGTGGAGAATATGCTCTTTGTCTATTATCAAATTCACCAGAGCATAAGGTTTGGATATCATTATTAGGCGAAACTCCTGTGGGTGGTGGACCAACACTTGGTAAACAACCGCATACTGGAACATTATTTAAGTCTCACAATAATAGTGCTTGGGCAATATCGCCTCAAGAAGATATGAAGTTTAGACTTAAAAGAGCATCTTTTGATATAGATGCCACTGGAAGTCTTATATTAGAAAACGATACCCTTCCAACGAAAAGATTGAAGAATAATCCAGTAACATTTACTCACGGTAGTACTGCATTAAAAGTGACTCATAAAGATCACGGTATGTATAATACATCAAACAATGTTACAATTGCTGGAGTGGTTTCTGGACTCTCTACAACCTTGAGTGCTGCAATAACATCAACTGCAACGAGTTTGACATTGACGAGTGGAACAAACTTCAATAACACCACTGGTAAATTTGCTGGAACCACAGACTCAACATCTCGTTACTATATTAAGATTGATGATGAGATTATGTACTATGAGGCTATATCCACAACTTCTGTGACTAGTTTGGTTAGGGCTCAAGAAGGAACAACTGCTGCTGCACACTCATCTGGTGCAACGGTAGAATTTTTCCAACTACATAAAGTTCCATTATCACAAGTAAATAAGACACACACATCAATCGCAAATATTGACTTGGATTCATATAGTGTTACTCTTACAAGTAGTCCAGCATTTGATGGTAGCACTGGTTCCAGTGCTGAAAACGGTGGTGCATCTGTTACCGCAACAGAAAATCACATTATCAATACTGGATTTACACAACTAGGCATTCTAGAGCCAGAAGATACTACAGTTGCAGGCACAATTAGACCAACAACTGCTACTAGTATCTCTGGAACAGAAACTTCATTCACTAAAACTAGTGCTGCAAACGCAATAGGTGTTGCATTAAATGATAATACAGAATTTGATGATGCATTTATGATTGCATCAGAGATAAATGAGACAAATGAAATGAGTGGTGCTAAATCGTATCAAACAGATTTAACATTATCTAGTGCTAGACGAAATTTATCACCTGTTGTTGATTTAGAAAGAGCTTCTTGGGTTTCTGTTGCGAACAGAATTAATAATATTGACTCAGCATCTGACCTTGCATCAAATTTAACATTTGTTGCATCGACAGAACCAGAGGGTGACAATAATGCTGCAATCTACATAACCAAAAAAGTTATACTAGCTAATCCAGCAACGGCTATTAAAGTTCTTTTGACCGCTCATAGACCAGCAACATCCGAAATTAAGGTTCTTTTTAAGACATTAGGTGCCCAAGACTCTGTTGACTTTGATGACCTAGATTATGAATTCTTCAATACTGATGGTAGTGCAGATGATTTTGTTAATCCATCTCTTGATAGAGATGACTTTCAAGAGTATGTATTTAGTGCTGGTGTTACTGATGATGGTATTGGTGATCCATTAGATGAATTTATTTCCTTCTCTATTAAGATTGTGATGCAGGGAACTAATATGTCTCAACCGCCAAGAATCAAAGATTTAAGAGCAATCGCATTGGCGACATAATGAGTGAGAAGTTCCAAAAGGTTGAGGGTGAAGCAGATTTAGCAAGAGATATGAACTCTCATGCTATAGTCAATCGTAATAGAAGTGCATATGAAAGGGCCAAGAAAAGGTCAGAAGATGCAAAAAGAAAACTTCTTGAAGAAGAAGAACAAAGGGATACAATTAGAAACGCAACCAGAGAGATAAATACTTTGAAATCGGAGATGCATGAAATTAAAAATCTCTTACAAAAATTGGTAGATAAGTAATGGCTGTTCCAACAACAAAAGCTACATTTAAAAGTTATTGTTTACGGGCTCTAGGTTTTGGAGTCATAGATATTAATATATCTGATGACCAAGCAGATGACAGGATAGATGAAGCGTTACAATATTTTTCACAATATCACTACGATGGTATTGAACGGATGTATTTGAAACATCTAATCACCACTGCTGATGTTACCAGAGCTAGGTCGAATACGACTACTACTGCAACTGACAAACTTGATAGTACACTAACCGCTGATTGGTTGGAAGGTAAGAATTGGATTCCTGTTCCTGACACCGTATTAGCAGTTGTTAAGGTTTTTCCATTTAGCGATACTTCTTCTCGTTCTAGTTTATTCGATGTTCGATATCAGTTAAGATTAAATGATTTGTATGATTTTTCATCTCAGTCCGTAATTCATTATGAGATGACGATGAAACATCTAGATTTCCTAGAGCATATTTTGGTTGGTGAAACACCGATTAGATTTAATCAACACCAAAACCGTTTGTATATAGATGCTGATTGGGAAAATGATTTTGTCGCTGACCAAGATTATCTAGTTATAGAGTGTTATAGAAAACTTGACCCAGATTCATATACAGATGTTTATGATGACATTTATCTAAAGAGGTATGCCACCGCACTACTCAAAAGACAGTGGGGTGCAAACCTTAGTAAGTTTAATGGTGTAGCAATGTTGGGTGGCGTAACGATGAATGGTGAAACCATATTTTCACAAGCGCAAGAAGAACTACAAAGGTTAGAGGAACAGATACAGTTAGCTTATGAATTGCCAGTAAACTATATGATAGGATAAGTCATGGCAGTCAATTCAATATTTCATACCAGTAATGTTGCGGCACTAGCAACTGAACAAAATTTATATAGGGATTTGGTTGTTGAGTCCATTCAGATATATGGGCATGATGTTCATTATCTAGATAGAACTCTTGTCGATGAAGATTCAATTCTTGGAACAGACAATCTTGCAAAATTTATTACACAAGCAAAAATTGAAATGTATATGGAAGATAGTGAGGGTGGTTTTGCTGGTGAGAAAGAACTGATGGGTCAGTTTGGTTTGCAGAATTTAAGTGAAGCTACATTTGTTGTTGCAAAGAAAAGATTTCAAGACCTCACAAAACAGATTACTATAGAGTCTGGAACTGATACTCTTGGTGGTTCTATTTTGCTAGAGGATGGCACACTTGACAGTGGGACAGTTGAAGCCTCAGCATCATTTGAAAGCGGTTATTTAATATCAGAGGCAACATCTACAAATTCAGATAGACCACTAGAGGGTGATTTAATTTTTCATCCTATCCTATCAAAATTGTTTCAGATAAATTTTGTTGACCATGATGAGCCATATTTCCAACTTGATAATAATCCGGTTTATAAACTGCGTTGTAGATTGTTTGAGTATAGCTCTGAAATTCTTGATACAGATATCACTGCGATTGATGTGATTGAAGATAATTTATCTACTGATACTCTTGCACTACAATTTACAATGGAGCAAGATTCTGCAACCATTGACGCATTGTTACTAGAGAGTGGATTTGGAAGAATTATACATGAAGACGATGCAAATGATGAGGTTGTCGCACTAGAAACCAGTGATATGACAACATCTGCTGGCGTTCTTCTTGGTGAAGATGGTGGCTTCTTGTTACAGGAAGACTATATAATAGGTGATGGAAGCACAACCGCTGATGGTAATGTAGATACTTCG